TGCCTGCAGGATTTAAACAAAGAGGAGTTAGGGTTAGAGACGAAGCATCTCCAATACAACCAGGTGAATTTAAGGATGTCGATGCACCTGGAGGAAGTTTAAGAGATGCATTCTTTCCTTTACCATACAAAGAGCCAAGTCCTACATTATTAAATTTATTAGGCGTTGTTGTACAAGCTGGTCAAAGGTTCGCGGCTATTGCTGATATGCAAGTGGGCGATGGTAACCAAGCAGCAGCTGTTGGTACAACAGTTGCACTTCTTGAACGTGGTTCAAGAGTCATGTCTGCAATACACAAAAGATGTTATGCAGCGATGAAGTCTGAATTTAAATTGTTAGCAAAAATTGTTGCACAATACTTGCCACCTGAATATCCATACGATGTTGTTGGTGGTGCAAGAAATATTAAGCAAACAGATTTTGACGATAGAGTAGATATTGTGCCTGTTGCAGATCCAAATATTTTCTCAATGAGTCAAAGAATTACTTTGGCACAAACACAATTACAAATAGCAACAAGTAATCCACAATTACATAACATGTATCAAATCTATAGAAACATGTATAATGCAATTGGTGTAAAAAATATTGATGGAGTGCTTCCACCACCAGCGCCAATGGCACCGATGG